TATGTCGGGTCGAGGTATATGGCAGCCCACCGGGACCAATGCAACAGCTCTGTTGCGTCAGCCGCTACAGTGTGATCATAATGATACCCCGTTACGGTAGCCCAATACCACACCCGACAAGGAAACCATTGATATGCCAGATGAAACCGACGTCGCGCTGCAACGCCGCATGCCCCCACGGGCCTCGCGTCCTGAACGGATTATTTTCGATAAGCCTCACGTTCCCTGTTGACATCCCGCCCTCATGTGGGCATATTGCCCTCATAGAGACGGAGATAGCAGATGACGAAAACCTTTCCCGCGATCCTGAACGGCCAGCGGACCACAGCGAAGAAAGTCAACGGCCGGTGGCTCGTCGGCGGCGATGTCGTTCAGGCCGGCGACGTTGTTTCGATCGCCTGCAAGGTGTGGCGCTCCAGCCGGATCGGCTGGCACACGCTGAAGGGCAGCCGCCTGGTGTTCTCCGACTTCGCCACCGCTGACGAGATGGAGGGCTGAGCGATGGTCGAGGTCTGGAAAGTCACCCGGTTCGAACAAGCGGACCGGACGAACAAGACGGTGAACCCCTACACCGGATCGGCCAATCGCGCGGACCAACGCAAGGTCACGACATGGGCCGCCCGCATCAACGGCAAGACGGTCGACGGTTTCGCCACACGCCGGTCGGCTCTCGCCGCCGCGAAGGGGGGCTGAGCGAATGACGAAGCAGGATCACATCGCACGCCTGGCGCATGGGCTACATCAACGCGCAGCGGAAGGGTGCCGCATGACCGCCCCTGAGTTCCGCGCCGCCCTCGACCAGCTTGGCTGGTCGCAGCGCGGCCTGGCGTTCAGCCTGGGCGTCTCCCACAACACCGTCCACCGTTGGGCGCTCGATCAGGCCCGCGTGCCAGCCTATGTCGCCGGGTGGCTTGAAGAGATGATCGCCCACATGGCCGACGCGCCACCGCCGCCGGCTTTCTGAAAACATAACCGCGCACAAGTTCTTGCATCCTGGCTCGATAGGGCCTATCTGGACTGAACGAGACGAAACCAGACACACCGACAACCTACAGGAACACACGACATGACCGGTTACCACGCGACCCGCGAGCAGTGCCTGGCCTTCATCGCCGCATGCAAGGGCGGTTCCGACTATCTGACCGCGAAACCCTACAAGGACCGTCACGGGATGTATCCCGACACCGACGACCATGGCGTGTGGCACGAAGAAGCCAGCTACTGGGTTTTCATGACGGAAAGAGAATAATCCCGACACGCCGACACACCGACAAGGAACACACCCGATGACCAAATTCACCCTGGAGATCTACCGGCCGGTCGGCCGGGACGGCGGCGTGGCCTGCCAGCACCGCGAGGTCTTCGACCTCGGGACGGAGCGGGACGCGGCCATGGTGCTGGTCGCCACCCGCGAGCGGCTGCCGCGTGGCTGGCTCGCCGGCATGACGTTCAGCCGGAACGGCACGCGGACCAACGTGCGGACGCGCGATGAGCGCGACCCTGAAACCGACGGGGCACAGCCGATGCGCGCGTCAGCCGTCAAACGGGGACGCGATCCCCGTTTCCCCTACATCCCGGTCGTCGTCCGCGAGAACGGCACCCACAACACCAACACGAGAAAGGCGTTCACCACGCGGGCCGAGGCGGTCGCGTTCGCGCAGGACTGGATCGACCACGCGCGGAGAGTCCTGGCCATCGCGGCGGCGCGTCGCGCGGCACGCCACGCGGGGACGGACGCATGAGCATCCCCGTCGACGCCGCCGCCGCGCGCCTGATCACCACCGAGGACCGTTACGACGCCTCGCGCTGGGTTTTCGCGCTCGACGCCCACGCGGCCATTCTTGAATACAAAGCCGATCACCCCGACGCGGAGTATTCCCTGCGCCAGTACGCGGATGACCGTTTCTTTTACGTGATGGTTCTCGGCGCCGGATGGCTGCGCCGCGAGCAGGACTGAGAACGAAACCGCCGCCGGGGCGGCAAGACCCCGGCGGCGTCAACACACAACACAAGGACCAAGAACCATGAACGACCAGAACATGACTCCAATCGCCACCCTGCCAGCCGACGGCGGCCCCGTCCAGCTGGATCTGTTTCCCCGCTTCATCGTGATGACCTCGGCCGCGTCCACGCGTGGCAAATGGTCCGGCAAGTACGCCAACGTGGCGGTGGTCGAAACCGACATGATGGGGCGGCCAAGGTTCATCGGCGAGAAGGCGCGCCATCTCGTGTCGATCCGCTGGTATGGCGGCGGACTGTTCGTCGGGCGCACCGATCGATGCGAATACCGGGCCGCGCTGGCGTATGCCAAGACGCTGGCGGCGGAGCTGAACGCGGCCGTCGCGCGCGAGGAGGACCGGACATGACCAAGGCCGAGCTGCTGGCCGCCATCGCGGCGGCTCCTGACGACGCGATCGTCTACGTCGTGCCCAACGGCGGGCCCGGTACGTCGAAGGTCAGGGTGAGGGCGGTCGACGAGGACGGCTGGGGCATCTTCATCGAGGCCCGGGTCTTCCTCATCGATGAAGACGAGGACGAGCCATGATCGTCCGGTCCTGGGGACAACCCGGGGAATCATGGGGATAACAATCAGAAAAGCCCACCCGGCCACCGGGTGGGCTTTTCGCGTCTCGGTCGGCAGTCTGACGGGAACGAACCCGACTGCCTCTCAACACGGGGATCAGTGATGACAGCAACAGAGAACACGCGCGGCGTCAATCTGGATTTATTGGACGCTTTCAAGGACATGCTCGACCAGCGGCGCTGGTGCGGATGGTACTGGCACACACCCCCCGGCGCGAAGCACTCCACCAAGGTGCCCGTGGTGCCCGGGACCCAGGCGTCCGCTTCGGTCGCCAGTCCGAGCGGGGTGGTCTGGGCGAAGGCACGCGACGCGGCGACGGCGGAACAGCAACCAACGGCCGGCGTGGGGTGGAAGGTCGTCGGCGACATCGGCCGGGTCTGGATCGACATCGACAAGGGGCGCGACCCGGTCACCGGCGACATCGCGCCGTGGGCGCGGATGCTGCTCGACTGGGCCGAGACGGCGGACGCGTATCGCGAGATCACGCCCTCGGGAAAGGGGTTTCGGATCATGGGCCGGCTGCGGGCGCCCGGCGGGGGTCAGGAGCCGCCCGTCGCCGTGCAGGCCTCGATGATGCTCGCACCGCTGCTGCGCTCCCTGAACGCCGACGATCTGGCCGCGTGGGGCGGTAACGCCGCGTGCCACCCGCGCGCCGGCATCGAGGTTTACCACGCCTGCGCCCGCTACGTGACGGTGAGCGGATGGGACGGCACGGGCGGTGGCGACGCCGATCTCAGCGACCTGGTCTGGTGGCTCATTGGTCTGGCCCGGGAGCGGGGCGGCGACGGCCGCGTCGGGGGTGGTGGCGTGCGCGAGGGAGCGCGGGCGCTCGGAGCGCCTGTCGCCGCCACGCTGCGCGGGCCGATCGAGGACGTGACGGCGGCGCTGGAGGTGATACCCAACGAGGATCTGCACTGGGACGCGTGGGTGAAAATCGGGCTGGCCACGGTCAACGCGACCGAGGGTAGCGATGAAGGATTCGAGGCGTTCGACCTGTGGTCGCAACGGTCAGAGCTGAAATACGACGCCGAGGCGACCGCCGAGCATTGGGAACACTGGAAGCGGTCGCCGGCCGATCGCCTTGGCATCGGCTGGCTGATGACGCTGGCGCGGGATGCCGTGCCCGGCTGGAAGCGGCCGTCGCGGCACGCGGCGGCCGAGTTCGCGCCGATCGCGGAGGACCCACTGGCCGATGTGCCGGGGGAGCTTTCGGGCGAGGCATTGGCGGCCCTGACGACCCCGGCTGGTGGTGAACGGGTCAGCGAGGCGGGGATCGCGGACGCGTTCGAAGCGAATTATCGCGGCCGGTTGCGGTATGATCACACACGCGGGCTGTGGTTCATCTGGGACGGCGCGCACTGGCGGGCCGAGGAGACGCGGCTGGCCTATGACTGGGCGAGCCGCATGGCGCGCCGGGCGGCCGGCCAGGTCGACACGCGTGCCTCGGTCGCGACGCAGATGGGCAAGGCCTCGTTCGCGCGCGGCGTGGAGCGGCTCGCCGAGGCACGGCGGGCGTTCGCGGTCACCCATGAGGTCTGGGACAACGACCCGTGGCTGCTCGGCACGCCGGGCGGGACGGTCGATCTGCGGACGGGGACGCTGCGGCCGGCGCGGCCGGGCGAGGGTGTCACCCGGATCACCGCCGTGGAACCCGCGCCTGATGGTGGCGGGGGTGAAGACGGCTGCCCGCTGTGGTTCCGTTTCCTGCGTGAGGCCACCGGGGGCGACGAAGCGCTGATCGGGTTTTTACAACGCTGGTTCGGTTACTGCCTGACCGGGGTCACCGACGAGCATGCGCTGATTTTCGTCTATGGCGACGGCGGCAACGGCAAGGGCGTGCTAATGAACACGATCGCCGGCATCATGGGCCGGCTCGCCACGGTCGCATCGATGGATACGTTCACGGCGAGCCGCAACGAGCGGCACCCGGCGGATCTCGCCATGCTGGCCGGGGCGCGGCTGGTGGTGGCGTCGGAGGTCGACGAAGGGCAGGTCTGGGCCGAGGCCAGGATCAAGCAGATCACCGGCGGCGACCCGATCACGGCGCGGTTCATGCGGATGGATTTCTTCACCTACACGCCGCGCTTCAAGCTGACCATCAGCGGCAACCACAAGCCGAGGCTACGCAATGTCGACAACGCCGCCCGGCGACGGTTCAACATCGTGCCGTTCATCCGGCGTCCGGTGGTGCCGGACGCCAGGCTGGGGTGGAAGCTGCGGGCGGAATGGCCGGCGATCCTGCGCTGGATGATCGACGGCTGCGTGGCGTGGCGACGCGACGGGCTGGAGCGGCCGGCCGCCGTGCTGGACGCGACGAAAAGCTATTTCGAGACGCAGGATTATTTCAGTCGGTGGCTGGAGGAGCGGTGCGTGATCGACGCTGGCCGGCGTGAGCCGGCGGTGGCGCTGAAACTCAGTTTCGAGGGCTGGTGCCGGGAGAACGGCGAGACGCCGGGCGATGTCTGGCGGCTGCGGGGATTACTGGAGAGGGTCGAGGGGGTTCGGTATGTGACGCTACAAGGGAAACAGTTTGTCAGAGGGATTGGCCTGAAGGACGCGTTTGACAAGGAAAGTGGCGGTTTCACGCCGGTCTGAGCGGAAAAAACAGATAAAAACAGATGCAATATCGTAATAATGGGTGGAGAGCGGTGGAGGATCGCCTTGTTCCCTTTCATCATGCGCGTGCGCGCGTGTATGCAGCATAACAGGGTGACCCTCCACTATCCTCCACCTATCGTTTAGATAGCGTAATTGAAATGAGGCTAAGTCATTGAAAAAGCACGAAACATGACGCTGGTGCTGGGGATCGATCCCGGCGTGGCCGGGGCGGCGGCGCTGATCCGGTGCCGGAAAGCGGCGGAAAAGCCCGAGATGGTCGAGCTGCTGGCGCTCGCGCGGCTGCCGATGAGCCAGATCCTGGCGCTGGCGCGTCGGGCGGCGCTGACCGTGATCGAGGCGCAGCGCGCGGCGCCGAGGCAGGGGGCCGTGGGAGCTTTCAGTCTGGGGTATGGCTACGGGCGGCTCCAGGGGGGTCTGGAGGCGGTCGGGGAGGTCAGGGCGGTCTTCCCTGAGCCGACGGTGTGGCGGGGCGCTTACGGGCTTCCTGGGGGCCGTGGCGGGGGTAAGGCATCGGGACTGGCGCTGGCGGACGCGCTGCTGGGTGGCTACAGCGGGCTGAAGCGGCACGACGAGGCGGACGCGGTCCTGCTGGCGTGGTGGGGCTGGCGAAACATCATCGCGCGTGATAGCGGGGATGTCTCACAATCCGGCTGAAACACGTGAAAGAAGGGGCTGGAATGGGCCTGACTTTACATAATATTGACCATGAACCGAAACGAAAACCGGGCAATCCGGCGTGGGTCAAGGGTCGGTCAGGCAATCCGAAAGGCGTTGCGCTGCAGGCGAATCACGAGAACATGCGGGACCTGTGTCGCGCGCAGACGAAGGAGGCGATCCACACGCTGATCAAGCTGATGAGGTTCAAAGGGCCGCACCAGTTCGCGGCGGCGACGGCGATCCTCGATCGGGCGTGGGGCAAGCCGACGCAGCACATCGAGACAAGCGGAAACTCGGTGCTGGAGCTGCATCTCATCGCGGCACGCGCGGTCAGCGAGGCGCTGACGACGATCGAGCATGAAGCTCAACCGGAGGACGTGAACGCCAAACAGCCTGTGACACTGGAAATACCCACCGAATAACACTGAACAGGGCGCATGTTAGTGCTTCATACAAACCTCGGATGTGTCTTCAAACCGCCGTTTGATCAGGTGGCCGGGGTGATTGTGCCTGTGTTATCAATGGGTTGGGCTGGTATATCATGACATCTGCACAGTGCGCATGGGCCTGTGTGGTGTTGACGGAAGCCGCGACCCAGGGGTGTAGCGTTAGCGTAACGAAGTGTATACGCGGGCGGAACGACCGGCCGACCCTCCCCCTCGATCGCCGAGGGCCAATGGCACTGGCCCCCATTTTCCCCCCGCTCACCCAAAATTCAACTTTATTTCGATTTAGCAACATACCTCTCCGCTCACCGTCGGCGTCAGGTGTCCGGTGAACGGGGCAACGCCGGCCTGCTCGCCGGCATCAGTGAAAAGCTGATCGGCACCCTGCCGCCGGCGATGTTGTTGCTGGTCTTGCTCAACATCGTGTTCATCGGCATCGCGCTTTACATGTTCAACCACAACACCGAGGCCCGCAACGAGATGCTGTCGCGCATCATCGAGTCCTGCCTCAACCGACAGCCGCTGAAATGAGCCAGCCGGCGGCGATAAGCCCATCCTCCACCTGGGCCGAGGACATCGCCTCCGCCCCCAATCCGTTCCACGCCGCGATCACCCGTTACGCCCGCGCGCCCATCGCCTTCGTGCGCGAGATCCTCGGCGTCGAGCCGGACCCGTGGCAGCTGGAAGCGCTGCGCGCGCTGGCGCGCGGCCAGACCCGCGTCGCCATTCGTTCCGGCCATGGCGTCGGCAAGACCGCTTTCGCCGCCTGGGTGATCGTCTGGTTCGCGAACACGCGCGCGCCGTTCAAGATCGCCGTCACCGCGCCCACCGCGCCGCAGCTGTTCGACGCGCTGTGGCCCGAGCTGAACAAATGGTTTCGCACCCTCCCCCGGTCCTGGCGCGAGCTGTGGGATTACACGTCCGACCACATCACCCTCAAGGCGGACGACGAGTGTTTCATCACCGCGCGGACCTCCCGTCCCGATCGTCCCGAGGCGATGGCCGGGCTGCACTCGGCCAGCGTGCTGCTCGTCGCCGACGAGGCGTCCGGCATCGACGAGGCGGTCTACGAGGCCGCCGGCGGCTCCATGTCATCCGCTGGCGCCATCACCCTTCTGATCGGCAATCCGACGCGCGCGACCGGGTTTTTCTGGCGTGCCCACATGCTGGAGCGCGATCGATGGTTCACCATGAAGGTGTCCTCCATCGACTCGAGACGCGTGACACCTGATTTCGTTCACGAAATAGAACAGCGTTACGGCCTCGACTCGAATGCCACCGCGTGCGCGTCCTCGGCGAGTTCCCCGAGGCCGGCGACAACACGCTGATCCCGGCTGATCTGGTCGACAGCGCCATGCTGCGCGATATCCCGATCGATCCCACCCAACCCGTGATATGGGGCG